ACCAAGAGAACCTAATACTTGTTCAATACCTGGTAATCCACCACCTGGTCCTGCAGGTATTTGTGGTCCACCCATTCCTAACATAGCTAGTTCTTCCGGACTTGGTTCATCACCTTCTGCTGTATAAAACTTATCTAATATTTCTGACATTTGTTGTGGATTTTTTCTTATCTCTATAGCAGACATTAATGCTTTTTGGTCGCCTTGTGCAGCTTGTGACATAAGTGTTTCAAACAATACTGTTTCTGCTTTTTCTGCATTTATACGTTGTTGTATTTTAGTAATGTTATCTAATCCATCCATGTTTTCTTGTAGCGTCTGTGTATCAATAATGCCTTGTTGTTTTAACTGCAACCCTGTAATAATTTTTTGTGGCTCATCAAAACCTGCCATAACTCCATACACTCTGCGTGTTTCATAAACTTCTTTTATATCATTGTTAGGTGTATAACTTTCTTTATATGCTGTACCTTTATGTCTACCTGCAATAGGTTTACGTTTGTTACCAAACATAAGTTCATCATATTCAAGTCGTTTTGCATCTAACTCTTGCAACGCTTCTTGTAATACTGTTTGATACTCTCTAACGTGTAATGATGCAGATTGTCCTAGTTCTTCAAGACCTCTACCTGTAACAAAAGAATTAGGAGATTGTCCATCATCAGATACAGGATAAGCTGCACCAAGTCGCAAGTGTCTTTCCAATCTATCTACTTGTTGAAATAATTGGTATGGTAGATTATTGACCGGTTTTGACACTTGTGAACCCGGTGTCAAATAGTTAACAGCAAATCTACCTTTACGATATTTTCCTGATTCTATTTCACCGACTATGTTAGTTTCAGTAAATACTGCATCCTCCATAGCTATTGTTCCAAGTATGTTTATTTTTGCCATGTTAGACATAAGTCCTGTTATGTGATGAAACTGTGATTGCATTTGGTCAAATGCGTATCTTTTAGCTACAACAAAACAAGGACCTGATGACAAAACGTTTGGCATAAAATCTATAATTTTTTTATTTTCAGGTAAAAAGATATATGTTCCTTCATTATCTCTATACTCAACTACAACTTTTCCATGACCTGTAGAGTTTGCCCAACTACCGGTTTGTTCAGAACTATCTAGTAATGCAGAATATGGATTTTGAAAACCACTATCGTTTTCTTCTTTTGCATATATAAAACGTTTTGCTTCAGAATATTGTTCTGCCAATATTCTATGTGGAACTCTACGTATAATTGCTAACTCTTGTGGTTGTTGGTCATTACCAAACACACCCGGATAACAAGTAAATGGGTCTTGTAATTCAGCATAAGGATATGGATTACCATCTTTGTCTTTTTTATGTCCTATAGTCCATACTACAAAACCATAACCCGGCAACCATCTTGCTGCCTGTGGTAACTGCATATGTAGTTTTTGAAATTTATCATATGCTATAACTATGCGTTCTAGTTTTTCTGATTTTTTTCTAGCTCTTTCGCTATCTTTTTCGTTTATAATATCTACTTTTAAATCAGGACTTCTACCTAATTTTTGTGCAAATCTTTCTAACGCAGTTAAAAATAAGTTAGGTGCAGGTAATTCGTTGTACTCTACATTTATTGATTTTCCTAACAATGCACGAACAGCAGCTTCGCCACCATTCATAATGTCCCGTATCCTCGCTCGGTCTGACATTTGTTCTTGATTAATTACTCTAAGGTAATCTACTCTTTCAGCTAATTTATCACTATTAAGTGGCATCTATCTCCAATTATCTAAATCCATACTACTAGGTTCGTACCCTGTAAAGCTAGGATTATAATCGTACCCTAACTCTGCGTAGCGTTCTTTTTGCATACGCCTAATTGCTCTCATTGGAAACCAACTAGCCATAACTATATCAGTTTTAGTACCCACGCTTTTACTTTTGTTCTTTGCAGAACTAAAATATACCAACTGACTCGTATATAAGTTTACCTTCTCTTGGGCTTCAAAGCTAAGATATGGCAAAGAAATATTTTTTTCTTGAAACATTGGTCGCATAGCTGTAACACCATAAAGAGGGTCAAACTTGTTCTTAAATGTTTCGTGTCCTTCTAAAAATATACCATGCCCTGATGCAAAATCTCTAATACTTCTATCTTGTCTTATTGCTTTTTGAAATCCATTTTCTTCTATAACCCAATGTGACAAATTGTATTTTAACCACCATTCTTTAATAATATCTAATGCTTGTGGAATACCTCCACCTAAACTGTTGTTCATATCTACCATGTGTAATTTATTTTCTACAGGTTCATATGCCCACAAAAATGCAGCTTGATAACCTGTAGATGCAGGGTCTAATCCTGCTATTAATCTTGTACCCTGTGGTATGTGTCCTATGTCACGTTTTTGGTCACGACACTCTTCTATCTCTACTCTGTCAAACAAAGCTAATCCATCAGGCATAGCTACATTAAGATAAACCATTTCGTATATAGCTCTACCACCTGTAGTTTCTGCTGCACGTTTTCTATCCATTAACCATTTGTATGTTCTCTTTCCACCCCACAACATACATTCTACGTGGTCACCTTCATTCCAATCAGGTAAGTTACAAGCTGTATCATGTGCTTCCTCTACAGTTGTAGTCCAACTTTCGTTGTCTAATAGGTGTGAATATAAATCATCATAATGTTGCCTAGAACCAATAACGACCATAGCTGTATGTTCCTCTTTACGACTAGACAAAGTTGTAGTCCACCAACTTCTTGTGTTTTCTCTTGATGAAGGTTGCATAGTAGAGTTGTGGTCCTCAATGTCATCTGCAATTATTATGTCACAATCTCTAGATAATATTTTACCACCACGACCAATGCCAACCATAGTAGGTGACTTAATACCTGTTACAGTTCTAGTACCTACAGTAAAACCATTTTGTGACCAAGACTTACCTGTACGTGATGTAGGTTTAAATTTTGCACCCGGTCCACATATTTCCTCTATTAATAATTCATTACTTTCTAGTTGGTCAAGAACAGAACCTAATGCGTTTTTAGCAATCTCTTCGTTACCACCTACCCACAAAATACGTATGTTTGGATTTTTACAAATTAACCATACAGCAAAATGTATTAACAAATCTGTTTTACCATGTCGTGGAGGTGACAATATCATATGCTGTCCACCATTTTCTATAGTGTCCATAATCTGTTCTATCCATTTTTTATGGAACTCCGGTGTTTCATATGCTATGCCTTGTTCTGTTTGAAAATATCTCTGTCTAAAATCATCAAAGTCAGCTAATGTTTTTTCTGCAACCTGTGGTAGTGACCATTCATCTTGTTGTTGTTTTGTATTTAAATCTTCTACGTATGCAGAGTACGCCATAGATACTGCACCTGGCGTTGTGCCGAGTATTGTAGCTACTTCTTGCATTGTTATTTTTTCTGTGTATATATCTGCAGCTAAACCTGATTCTACTATGTCGTTATATACTTGACCTCTACGTGATTGTACGTTTGTTTTTTGACTAGGTATTTCAAGTACATCATCTTGTTGTGTCCATTCTTTACCTGCTTTTCTAGCACGTTTTTTTTGCATATTAATTCTGTTACGACAACGTTCAGAACAATACTTACTAGCTTTAGGTGGTAATGGTCTATGACACCCACCTGCATAACATAATTTTTTATCTGTCATAATTTCTGCATTTCTTATTTACGCACTTCACCTTATCTTTAACCACCAACAAGTCCTCCTGACAAGCAGGACATTGTACTTTCAATTATTTTTTAGTAATTCTTTTGCTTGGGTATCTTTTTTTCTTACCCTTTTTGCTCATTGGCATTTTTATCTCCTGTTGTTACTTATTGGTACTATACCACAAAACCTCACCGAAGTGAGGTTCTGCACGTACAGTTGTCCAAACTGTTCTGAGTATTATAGGCAGTTGTGTCCTCAGTTAAAGGTCCTCGCACCTACTCTACTCTATGAAAGAAAAAGGAAATAAATTAATCAATCAAATTATCACAAGTGCAATATGATGTCTTAGCTATTTTCTTTTCTCTAGGTATCTCTACCTAAGCACAAGACTTTCTTGTGCTTTGCTAAGTATAGCTACCCCCCGGAAAAAGCGTGTAAAAAAAATTTTTTTGTAATTAAGGGTTGGTTCTTATACGACAACCCTCTA